AAGTAGTTGTATATTCAGTGAAGTTAGATATTCCATTTGGACTTGTAAATATTCTAAAATTATTTAAACCAAAATCAGCATCTGTAGGCGCAAAACTAGTAGCGCTACCTAAACTTAAAGGAGTATTAAAAGTAAATGTATAAACAGCAGTAGCTACTGGAGTGTATATAATCTGCGCACCAGCGTAATATTGTAAATTAGTTTCTTGGATTAGTCCACCATCAGGTCTTGCCATTTTTTATATTTTAGAGTTTTGTTCTTCTTGTTGTATTTCCCCTTGAGCAACTTGTATTATAGTTGGATCGTTAATTATAACCCCCGCGTAAGATAGTATTCTCATTATAACATTACTTTGCTCTGACACATTTAATTCAAAGTTAACAGATAGACCAGCATTATATTCAAACTGACCTAATGATCCTACACCAAAACCCCACACAACATCAGCTGGAGTTTTTAAATAAGAAAATGTAATTAATTCTCCTGCACTATTAATAATAGTAGTAGGATAAACATACACTAGGTTATTCTCATATAGATATATAGGAAAAGATTTTGTGGGTTGTGTTAAAGGAGATTTTAATATTTGTAGTATTTCATTTCTTTGAGCATATTGAGATAGCTCAGCATCTTGATAAATTATAGATCCTAAACGATAAACAGTGTCTGTAACATTAGCAGCTCCAGGTTGATCATTAAAAGGAGTAGTTCCAGGGACTAAAGTGAACGGGTTTGTTCCAGTTGTAGTACCTGTTCTTTGAAAGTATTGTAAATTATCTTCAATATTTTTTACGCGATTAGCGTATTCTGTATCATTTTGTGGCACTCTGTACATTTGGTTTAAGTCATCTTCATACCTTTCAAAAATATTTAACTGAACCTGAGTAGCAACTTTGTTGAACTCGTCAGGTGTCATGTATCCTCTTTGTTGTTGATTAAGTATTAATAAGACTGTTTTATATACAGCGTTTACATTTATTGCCATTCTATTATATTTTTAAAATAAAAAGGCGGCGCGTAGCCGCCTAGTTATTAGTATTACATGTTATGAGAGTTTTTTCTCTATAGTTTTATAAACTTCAACACCTTCGTCTGTTTTAAACCATGCAGCTAATGCTGAGTATGGGTTTTCATCAAATGGTATTGTCATTATTTTACGTTTATTAGAACCAAAAGTAAATGTTCTTTGGTCTCCAGATAAATTTAAAATACCAGCTTCTACTGCTTTAATTCCAAAGTTTCTTAGCATAACGTTTTCGTCTTTTGCTAATTCAATAAATAACCTTGGGTTACGCTTTGCAAATAATAGTAAGTCTCTTTTTAGTTCTTTAGAACTTAAATCATTAACTTTACTACCTTGCTCTACTCTCATTATTGCTTCTGCTTGTTCAATGTCTATATCTCTAGCTGCTGTTAAAGCTATTATTTCTAATTCTAGATCTACTAATTCATTTGAAGCAATTGCTACTGGTTTTAACTCAGCATATCTTCCGTTTAAATCCGGATGATATAATGATAAAAGTTTTTGTAAGTTTTGATATTCTTTAGGAACGTGTAATGTTCCGTCTTTGAATATTATATGTTGTAATGTACACTCACCTTTTTGTTCATCTACAAATGGTGATGTTTGATTTGTAGCATATCTTAACGCTCTTTGAGTATTTGTCTCAGGATCAAAATACAACAACGGGTATTTTTCCGTATGTCTTGATTTTAATGTAAACGTTAATGGCTCTCTATCACTTGTTAAAAAGTAATTTCTATCTTTTATTTCCCAACCTTCTTCAAGTGGAGATATTGTTTTTTTTGTTTTTGACATAATATAATATAATTAAATAGTTTGTAAAAGTAATAATTACCCCCGTTGATATAACGAGGGTAACAATTACATAAATATTAAGCTGTAAATAATACGAAATTATTTCTTGCTTGTACACATAAACATCTTTCAGATAAGAAGTTTACTTCCATTGCATCTAAAGTAGAAGTTGCAGCACCGCCAACAGAACCTGTTAACCATGATTTCATTCTTCTATCATCTGCTTGAGAAGCTCTATATCTTACATGTAAGAAAGGACGTCTAATGTTTGTTCCAAGTAACTGATCGTATACTGTAGAAGTTCCAGCTGGAATTAATACACCATCGATATTGTCACCGTTAACAAAGTTAGTAGAACCACCTCTTGTAGATGCGTCGTTTAAATATTTCCACGATGTTTTGTAGAAATCATAAGAACCTCTTCTAAATCCAGAGAATCCTAAGTTAAGCGCCATATCTTCAGAGTTTTCAAATACACCGTAAGATGTACCTCCAGCTCCGTAAGAGTTTTGTTGTGCTAACATGTTATCAAATAGTAACTCAGTTCTTCTATCTAAGAAAAGCATGTTTTCTTCAATAGCTCCTTGAGAATCTAAATTTTCTAATACAGAATCAAAATCCTGTAAAGAACCAGCGTAACCAGAAAGTACATTACCACCATTATTAATAGCAGAGAATAAACCTTCAGTACCTATTGATCCTGCAACACCTACACCAGGTAATCCACCAAATGATGGAACCGCAGCGATAATTGCTCCAGCTTGAACAGCAGAAGCTAACTCACCTTCAATCATACTCATTTCTAAGTAATCTTCGAATCTCATTCTAGTTTCTCCTTCAGCTTTTAAATACCATAAGTATCCAGAAGTTCCGTCTTCACCAGCAACTTCAACCCAACCTATCTGAGCAGTATCAGATCCCGCAACAGCGTATCTGTCTCTAATGATAATTGGTTTGTTACTAAATGTAGTTAAAACTGGTTGAATAGATTGCCCTGAAGCATTGTTTAACTGTGAACCTTTTTGAAATTCAGAACCGTATACAAATATTTTAATTCCACCTGGAATTGCAGCACCAGCGTTAACTGAAGCTCTTGTGTAAGGTATAACAGTTATTACTCCTGTAGCAGGAACAGCTGTTGCACCAGACGTAGCTACGATAGCTTTTACTGTAAATGCTGGATTTGTAGGATCCATTATTACTACTGTTTGGTTAGGGAAAATTGTGTTAACAATTCCTGCTCCAATTGGAATAGTAATTGTATTACCTAATCCTGCTCCTACTGCACTAACAGCACAGTTGTCGTAAGATATATGTAATCTATTTTGCTCAGACCAAATTACTTGATCAGACATCATTGGCATTTCAGCGCCAACCATTCTTAAGAAGCCAGCTAACGTTCTGTTACCATAACGCTCTACCTCAGCTTCATAAATTTCCGGTAGATATTGTTGTGCGAAATCATTTGCTCCAGCTCCACCACTATTAAAGTTTAAGTAATTGCTTACTAAAGTTTGAGTAGTTGAAGATGGTACTAATGATCCGAATTGAGGACTTAATACACCCATTGTTTTTTGTTTTTAATTGTTAAATTTACTTCGTTTAATTTTAAGTTTTGAACTATCAACGCCGTCTATAGCACGAACCTTTAAACCTCCAATATAAATATCACCTTGTGTTTGGCGCACAGCAGAATCAGGATTTTTTGATCCTTCAACTACATTTTTTATACCATCTGATTTACCTTGTTCGTAAAAATGATTTACTATTTTATCTATATTTTGAGCAGCGTACATAGCTTTATGATAACCTTTCGTATCTTTAACATTACCTTCTGTATCTAGGAACTTCCCGACAAAGTTGTTTAAATTAGATTGATTTTCTGCAACTGCAACTGGATCTTTGATACCATACTTAAATTTCTTTTCACCAACTTCGAAATCAAAACCTTTGAATTCATTAGTAAAAAGTTGTTTAGTGTTATCAATAAACTGCTCGTGCTTTTGCGAAGCTACTTGTTGTTCGTCATTGTAGCGGTTAAAAAAATCCATAGCTTTTTGTTGTTCTTGATTTACGCCCGGTCTTAACTTAATCTCGTCGTAATATTTATCTTTCAAGTCTTCTAAATAGTTTTTGGCTTTTGCAACCTCTTCTTTTTTAGCGAGTTTTTTTCTTCTGATGTCACGCTCTTCATCAATATCTTTATCATATGAGAAATTTTCTTCCATTACAAATGTAAGATCTTCTGGGCTCAAATGAGGTTTAGAATTTTTATAATATTCTTGTAATAATGTATCTTCATCAACTGATGAATAATCAGCATTTAATCTTACGTAATCTTGTAAGTTACCACCTGTTTCATGCATAAACTCTACTAGTTTTTCTACATTATCTGGTAGCACAACTTGTTGTTGTTGTTTAACTACTGGCTCTTGTACCGGTTCTTTTTCCACCTCGGTAACTTCTTTAATAGGCGAGCTGGACTCTTCAACGGTTGTTGTTCCTCCAGTGTCCACGACTTGGCCATCTCCGGCTTGTTCGCCCACATCCACCGTCTTTGTTTCTCCGATTTGAATGGCATCTGTTTCTTTTTTTTCTGTTAAGTCTACTTTAATAGGTGCTTCAACTTTAGCGTTAGCTTCTAATGAAGTGTCTACTTTTGAAAGATCAACCTTTATTGGTTCTTCTTTTTTATTAAACTTTTTTGGTGATTTAGGTTTGGATTTCATTTTCATATCCCCACCCTCTGAAGCAACTGGCTCAGTTACCTCAGCGTTGATTTTTGTTTCTTCTGACATAATATAATATAATTAAATAATTAATAATAATCTATGACTGTGGCATAGACTCATTCTCAAAGTTTATAGGCATCAAATCATTATTTCTTTGATCAATCATTTGACTTTGTTGAGTGCCTTCAATTTTTGTTCTTGTATCTTTACGATCTTCTATCAAAGCTTCTTTTGCTTTCATAGCTTCTACTTCTAATCTTTTAAGCTCCATGTCATACTGATGTCTAATCTGCATTTCTTGTTGCTTGATTTGAAAAGCTGTTTGCATTCTTTGGATTTCCATTTGATTTTTTGATTGTTCAATTTGGATATCTGTTTGAGCTAAAGCTTGAGCTTTTTGCATTTCAGCAGCAGCTGCTCTTTCTGAAGCTTCTGCATTAGCGTCTGCTTGAGCTTTAATATTTTGCTGTTGCATTGCTTGCGCTGCTTTTTCTCTTTTCTTACGTTTTTGCTTTAAAACATCATTAGCAAGTTTAAGGTTTTTTATTCTTCTAATATCAATAGCATCTTCTAAATCAATACCTCCTTTTTGTAAAGCTATTTGAATGTTTTGTTCTAGTTGTGCTTTTTCTTCTTCTTCAGGTTCTAAATCTAAATAAATACCAAAGTCATGTAAACTTAAGTTTTGTATTTCTGATAAAGTACCTACGTTGTAAGTAGATATAGAATTTTTTAAAGAGTTTAAAGTTAATGGATATTTTAAAGAATCAGCAATTTTTAAAGAAATATTTTCACATGTTCTAACTGTTAACCACAGACTTGCTTGCATCACGTGTCTTGTAGCTGTATTAGAAGCATTAACTGCCATTTTTTGTAATCCAACTAATGTATCTTTTTCTGGAGCACTACCATCTCTAGCTTCATTAAGTCCTGTTACATCACGTATCATTTGTAAATAATACTGATAAGTAGCTATTAAACTTTGTATTTTACCTTGACCGCTAGAAGAAGCTAACTCTTGAATAGGTACTTTACCTGCATTCATTTCTCCTTCTTGCGTCAATGATCTACCAACAATACTACCAGTTTGGAAATACATGTTTAATGCTTCTGCTGGATTATAATTTGTACCGTTACCTAAATCAACCTCTGCTAAACCATCCATATCTAAGAACACACCGTCTGGTACT